CCGATTACGGCCTATTTAAGCAAGATTATTCTGGGTTTGTAAACGCAGCAAACACCAATGCTAACGCAATGGCGGGGTTAGGGAAGACTATTGCAAATACTGCAACTGATTACTTCAAAGACCAGAACGAAAAGAAAAAACTACTAAAGCAAAGTTCCACGCAAATTGATGCTGCAATTAAGTTGTATCCAGAGTTGCAAGGAGCATTTGCCCCAATTTTAGATAATCTTCGTGATGAGAACATTTCTTTAAATGATCGTTTTGCTAGTGCTAGTGCAACTCCTGGGCTTATTGAACTTGCAATAGGACAGTCAAATAAAAATAGGGATTTTGGATTTAAGGAAAGAGAACTTACCGCACAAGAAGATAGATACAAGAGGCAAGATACAGCGGAGCAAAATAGATATATTGAGTCCCAAAAACCAGACGCATCAAAGTGGACTAATTACAATGAAGTGATCAATATTGGAGGAAGAGCTATAAAAGTTGTTGGACAAACTGACCAATATGGTGCATTCAAAGATTTAAATGGAAATCAATATCCAAATGTTGGAATGGCATTTTCTGATACACAACCAACGACAGAACAGAATAATGGGATGGTGTTACCAGACAAAAATGTTCCAACTCCACCATCAAGTATGGATTACAATGCTGTACCATCAATTTCTGGTGACGTTTCTATTCCACAACCTGTTGTTTCACCTGACATGGCAAATGAAAACATTGTTAGCAACAAAATTATTATGCCTGCTGGATCTTCTTATGTTGCACAAGAAAAATTCAGACCATTTAATGCCGAAGAATCTAAATTGTATGGTTCACAAGGACAAGTTGATACATCCACAAATAGAGCATATCCAATAACTCCGCCTTCTGGAACATCTTTTAAAACAAACCCAGACGGAAGCGTTGAATATATTAGTGGAGTAGGAGTAAGTCAAAAAACTGAAAAAGCAACAGAAGCAAGGAAACAACAACAAGGTAGTTTTGTTAATGAGTTTCTTAGGACCGCTTCTGAAACTCTTAAAATGATTCCTAATCTTCCCGATAGCCCAATTGGTGCTAAACTTGGAAGCATATTAGGAAACGTATTGCCTGGAACAGAAACTGGAAGAGTTGTCTCAAGGCTTGGAACATTGAGAGCCAATTTAGCATTAGATAAAATAAATCAATTGCGTGAAGCGTCACCAACAGGTGGTTCAGCAGGTAACATGACAGAAAAAGAATGGCCATTATTCATGCAAGAGTTTGGTTCACTTGATGTGGCTGAAAATAAGCAGGATCTAGAAGCAAGACTTAAAAACGCTTCGGTTAAGCTATTCAACAGAGTTAATGGAACTCCAGAGCAAAGGGCAGCAGCACTAAAAAATGGAACAATTACAAGTGAAAACAACAAAATAGTAGAAGATCAATATAACCAGATGTTATCAAATCTTAATATTGCTACACCAACTGCTCCTGCCACAAGTCAACCACCGCTTTTCAGTCCAGAAACCGAAGCAACAATTCAAAAGCACCTACCAAGATAATGGCTCAAAATATTGATTTTCAAAAGCAAGCAAAAGACATTACTGATGCTATCAATGGTGCATCGTCTGCTTTAGAATCAGCAACAGACGAATCGCAAAGAAAGGAATTTTTGGATGATCTCGTCATGCTTAACCAAGCCAAGACAACGCTTGAAAAAGCATACTCAGATAGTAATTTAAATGAGCAAAATCAGTTAAAACTATCTAAAGAAGAATCAGCAAAACAACTTTCTGAAGGGTCATATGTATCAACAGAATCACAACCAGTCCCTGTTAATCCAACATCGTTTGCTGATTTTGCACAAGCACCTAGAATAAACCGAGATCAAACACGTTCAAACTTAATTGAAAATGCAAGTAAGGTTTTTGGTGTTGATCCACAAAATATTGATGTTGATTCGGGATTAAGCGGGAAAGAAAGATTTGCACTTTCTGCATTACCAACAGATCAAGATCGTATAACATTCCTGGCTAGTAAGTATCCAAATATTGAACCAGTTGTAATTGATGGTAAAAATGAACTGTTTGTTAAAAAAGGAGAAAAACTTGTAAAGGTTGATGAATTTGGTAATTCGTTAGCAGATGCTGCATCACTTATATCGACTGCCGCAAAAGAAGTATTGCCTACAGTTGCCGCAATCGGAGGTGCGATTGCTGGTGCGCCAAGCATTCTTGGAGCAGCGGCATTAAGTACTGGTGGTTACGCAGCAACATCTGGATTGCAAGACATGGCAATCAGAAAAGCAATGGGTATTGATGCCCAACCGTTAGAGGTTCTAGGCAGGCAAGGTCTTACTGCTGCAATTTCATTTCCTATTGATATTGCAACAGCGGGAACAGCAAAGTTCTTATCTAGGAGAATGGGTAGACCAATTGCAAATGAGTTAAATAGAACACTTATTTCAGCAGAACAAGAATTTGCAAAGTCAGGATATGACATAAAAGTTCCTGTTGGAGCGAAATTTGGAGAGTCAGCACTAGAAGCACAAAGAACTCTTGCTCAGATGTATCCAAACAGCAAGAATGCTGCAAGGTTAAACAAAAATATGGAGCAACTTGCTTTCATAACGCAAGCGTGGAAAGAATCAGGAAACCCAGAACAAGTATCACAAATTGGTATTGCTAGATTAAAACAACAACAATCAAGTCTTATTGACGAAATTACTGGTAAAGATGAACGGGCAAAAAGAATTTTAACTGAACATTTTGATAGGAGGTTGCAGCAAATGCAGGTTCCTACTTTTGAAAAAGAACCAGTAGGAAATACTTTAAGTCAGTTTCTCAAGGAGGCCGAACAAACTGAAATACAGATAAACGAGAAAAATTATCGAGGTTTCTACGATGAAATGGATAAAAAAGGCGTAAGTGTTTCTTTTGATGAAGCAAAACGAAAAATCTCATCGTTGCTTTATGCAGCTAAAGAACAAGGTTTTAAAACAGTTGATGATAAAGGCATTTATGCTTTGATTGGAAGAATTGATACTCAGAAACAAAACTCTGCTTTAGCAAAAGAATTAAAAAACAAACTGCAAAGTGGAGAAATAAAACTGACACCTGAAATTCAAGATCAATTGGACAGGCTTTCAACTGCTGGTGATGCTTTTACATTTGAGGATATTTCTTCATTAAGGCAACAATTGGCAGAAGCAGTTCCAGAAGGTGGAGCGGCAGGAAAAGGAGATCCAGCTAAGAATCTTGCTTCTAAAATCTCTAGAGACTTTGGTGAGTATGTTGATCAACTTGCCAAGAAAAATGGAATGACTGATGAATGGAGTCGTGTAAACGCATCTCATGTTCAAGATAGATTGCTTTATGAAAGATCTTCGCCTGGAGCAATATTAAAACAATCACTGGGAGATGCTAGATTCACTCCTTCACAAATAGTTGATAACGCTATTTCTGATCCTAGAAACGTAAGAGATGTTCTTCGTGCCGTAAGTCTTAAAGTAGATGCTAATGGTAATTCAGCAGAACCAGCAATACGAGATCAACTCCAACAAGCTTATTTTTCACAAATCGGACTTACTTCAAAAGCGGGTATTTCGCCAACAAGCATAAAATATAACCCAGAAATGGTAACAACCTTGTGGGGAGATGTAAAAGGTGCTGGGATGGTTAAAAAATTAGATGAACTTAATAAAACATTCCAAGTCCAAAAATTAAATTTGGATAACCTTACCAAAGAAGACGTTTCTATGTTGTCATCTGCTCTTGGAGACACAGAAACAAGAAAGGTTATTTCTGCGATTGCTCAGAAAAAAGCACTTGAAAAAGAATCTGCAAAGCTAGCTGATGACAAAATCATTGGGTTAGCAATGGAAAACAGATGGGATAAACTTTCAAATGGAGAACTCGCCTCTTCTGCAATTTCTTCGGATGTGTCATCTGGAAGCGTTTCCAAAGTATGGTATTCAATGCCGATTGGAGAAAGGAAAACATTTTCTAAAGACTTCATGTATGAACTTCTTGGTTCTTATTCTGGAACTGGTAAACCTCTTGCAAAAGCACCATACATAACAATGCCTGATGCAGACAGATTTCTTAAAGATGTTGGTCAAGTTGCGGGACAAGCATCTACTCAAGAAGGCAGGGAATTATTAAAGAAGATGAAGTTAGTTCTTGGAGAGAATACTACTAACAAATTCATCTCCGCACAAAAAATGATTCAAGCATCACAAGTATCTGGACAAAAAATGGGCAAAGATGAGGTTAGAGCAGTTGTTGGTGCTGGTGGAGTTTCAGCATATGTTGCTCAAGGACTTGGATCGTTTGTCAATAATCGTCTTATGTCAGCAGCATATGGTATTGGAGCATTAGAACCTTTTCTAGACATCCTTGCTAGAGATGTTGGGTCAGCAGCAACAGAGAAAGCATATTCAAGTATGATTTCAAAAATGTTGACTACTAAAGCTGGAGTTTCTGCAATTACTGACGGCATGGGTAACGATCCAGCTTTTGCTGGAGCAATGACTAAAATGATTAGCGAAATTAAACAGAGCGAATCCAACGCACAAAACGAGATTGATAAAAAGCCTGTTAAAAAACCTTAATTAGAAATACAACAATCCCGCTCTTGCCAGAAGCATATCGTCAGCTATAAGTAGTTCTTTAAGCAACAAGTAAAAACAACATGAGCGACAACGAACTTCTTGAGATTGACAGTAAACAGGCAATTAAGGAGTTCTTTCTTGAAGTCAAGGAACGTGCGAAGTTATTCCCGCGCAACTCAATTGAGCATTACAATCCAAACGTAGCAGCACAGATTCTCTGGATGCTTGCACAGGGTGGACGTATTAGCGTCATTGCTAAGAAGTGCAAAGTATCGCATGAGTTAGTAAGGTCGCTAGAATGGCGGCATAACGACACTCTTGAGTCAAAGCGTAAGGAGTTCTCTAAACGCTACGCTATTGCTGCGGCTGAGTACACGGATCTTTTGTTCGAGAAAGCAGAACAATTGTCTAATGACCCAGAGCAATTAAAGATGATCTCGCCAGACCGTCTTGCTTTGACCATCGGTATCATGACAGACAAAGCTGGGCAACTTTCTGGTATGGCAAGCACAATCGTAGAACATCGTAAGGGTGCAAGTATTGACGATGCTGCCAAGATGATTGCTGAGGCAAAATCTCGCATTGCTAATAAAATCAAGGAACAAGCAATTGACGTTGAAGTTGTTGAATAATGCAATGGCGTAATCATGCAATATTGCAACCTCCGTCAGACGACGAGATTTGTGCAATGGAACCAGATGAGCTTATGGACATCCATAAGGTTTATCACGAAGCTATTGATAACGCCGAAAGAGATCCGTACAGATATGGATTTAGATTACCACACTGGGAAAAGGCAGAAGAGCAACTCTCACAAGTCTCTGAGGTTCTGGCACTTGGTGGCAATCGCAGTGGGAAAACCGCATGGGGTTCCTATTGCGTGGTCAAAGCTGCAAT